CAATAAAGTTTTTGTTTTCTTTTCAGAAAATGTTTGAATGTGAAGCCAACACAAACAAATTGTTACTTGATCTGCACTGCTACCGCAGGGCCTAAAGGCATGGGGAGGGGGGTCTCCAAAAACGCACCCCCTGCCTCATCGCGGCGGTCTTAAAAAAATCTCCGGAGGGATATTTTGGAAATGGGGCTTACCCCCTCAGGTGCAGTATTTGAAAGAACTTACAGGGTTGAAGCATTTTCCATAAAGTGTGAACATCTCCTTTCATGTTTCTTTTCTCCTTTCGGTGATTGGTGGAAATTCAGCTCTGTAAGTTCTTTCAAATACTGCACCTATTCTCACCTAAAAGAGTATCAGTTTGGACAGAAAGTGCAGCATAAGTATGCGGATATGGCGGAACTGGTAGACGCAATAGACTCAGAATTTATTGGAGGTAACTCCGTGCAGGTTCAACTCCTGTTATCTGCACCAAATTTTTAAGAGAGGAGGCAGTGCTAATGCCCAAAGGTAAAGCTGCAAGCTCTTCCGACTCAAATAGCCCATTGAGACCACCGACATCTCTCGAAGCGCAAGAGAACTTAATGATTTCTTTGGCGGTTCAATGTGCTGAAAAGCAGCTCAGAGACGGAACTGCTTCTTCTCAGGTCATAACGCATTATTTGAAACTTGGTTCCAGCAAGGAACGAATTGAAAAGGAGATTCTGGAGAAGCAGAAAGAGCTTATCGAAGCGAAGACCAAGAATCTAAATTCCAATAGTGAAGCCAAAGAGTTGTACAACAAGGCTCTTGAAGCGTTTAGGAGATATTCAGGTGCAGGCTGTGATGACGATGAATATTAAAACTTATTCAGAGTTGATTACACTGCCGACATTTGAAGAACGGTTTTGTTATTTGAAACTCGATGGCTCTGTTGGGAAAGAGACTTTCGGTTTTAAGCGCTGGCTGAACCAAGAGTTCTATCATTCAGACAAGTGGTTGAAATTCAGAGATGAAATTATCATTCGTGATGAAGGTTGTGATCTCGGCGTACCGGGTTATGAAATCTTTGGCTCAATATTGATTCATCATCTGAATCCCATCACTTATGAAGACCTGTTGAATCAGAGTCCATGCGTCTTCGATCCGGAGAATGTAATATGCACCAAGTTGAATACGCATAATGCTATTCACTATGGCGATGAAAGTTTGTTACTTCTCCCTCCAGTACAGCGCACACAAAATGATACATGCCCTTGGCGAAAATAATGAAAGGAGAAAATTTCAATGACAAAGGAAATCTATGAAAACTCTGTTCTTGATGATTCGACTGAAGCCATCGAGGAGCAGGAAGCTGGGCTTTGCGAAGATGCAGCTCGGAATGTGATCGGGGTTGTTACCGATTGTCTGAAGCTAAACATTCGTGAAAAGCCGAGTAAGGATTCCAGAGTAGTAACGGTTGTGACATGCCTTGACAAATTGGAAATTGACATTGGCGATTCCAATGATGATTGGTACGCTGTCTGTACTGCTACCGGTATCGAAGGATTCTGCATGAAGAAATTTGTAGCCGTCAAGCAGTAAGGAGAAAACGATATGGACAGTATACTGACATCGATTAAAAAGCTGCTCGGAATTGCTGAAGAGTATGAGCACTTTGACCCGGACATCGTCATGTACATCAATTCGGCATTCTCGGTCTTGACGCAGCTCGGTGTTGGTCCGGAAGAAGGATTCCGTATCGAAGATGCAAGTAAGACCTGGTCTGAATTCCTGTACGATGATCCTCGTCTTGAATTTGTAAAAACCTTTATCTACCTGAAGGTAAGACTGGTGTTCGACCCGCCGTTGAGTTCGGCAGTGATGGAAGCAATTAACCGACAGATCAGCGAGCTTGAATGGCGAATCAATGTGACAGTCGACCCTGATTAAAAACGAGAGGAGGATTTCAAAATGGATAATACAACACTTGCCCATCACGGTATTCTCGGTCAGAAATGGGGGGTCCGGCGCTATCAGAATAAAGATGGCACTCGTACCGCAGCCGGAAAGAAAAGAGAAAGTTCTTCTAAGTCTGATGTTCCTGCTCATGAGGATTATACGAAAGCTCATAACAGTAAGAGCGTTAAATCTATGAGTGATGCAGAGCTCCGCAACCGACTGAATCGTCTTCAGATGGAGAAGCAGTACAAGCAACTATCCTCGACAGATGTGAATCGCGGAAAGGAATATGTATCGAAAACGCTGAAAGTTGCCAGTATGATTGCGACTGCTACTTCGACTGCTTTAACCATTTACAATAACTACAGCAAGATCAAAGAAATTGTAAACGGTATGGCTAAGAAGGCTGGTTAAGGAGGTACTTATGGCATTATCAAACACTGCCATTCCCAAGTATTATGGCATGTTTCGTGATGCCGTGATTCGTGGGGAAATTCCAGTCTGCAAAGAGATCTCTATGGAGATGAACCGTATCGATGATCTTATTGCTAATCCAGGTGTGTACTATGATGACCAGGCAGTTGAAGGTTGGATTGCTTATTGCGAATCCGAGCTTACCCTAACAGACGGCTCTGACCTTAGCCTTTTGGATAGCTTTAAACTTTGGGGTGAGCAGATCTTTGGTTGGTACTATTTTGTTGAGCGAAGCGTGTATCAGCCAAATTCCGATGGCCATGGTGGACATTATGTTCGCAAAAATGTAAAGAAACGGCTAATTAACAAACAGTATTTGATCGTTGCACGAGGCGCTGCCAAATCAATGTACGGATCAACTTTACAAGGTTACTTTCTGAATGTTGATACCTCCACCACCCATCAGATCACTACAGCACCCACAATGAAACAGGCGGAGGAGGTCATGTCCCCTCTTCGTACTGCTATCACCCGTTCAAGAGGACCGCTGTTTCAGTTCCTGACAGAAGGCTCTTTACAAAATACAACTGGTTCCAAAGCGAATCGCACAAAGTTAGCCTCTACAAAAAAGGGCGTTGAAAACTTCCTTACTGGTTCTCTTCTTGAGGTCAGACCAATGAGCATCAATAAACTCCAGGGTCTACAAATCAAGGTCGCAACCGTTGATGAGTGGCTTTCCGGTGACATTCGAGAGGACGTTATCGGTGCAATTGAACAGGGTGCATCCAAGGTGAATGACTATATCATCGTTGCAATCAGCTCGGAAGGTACGGTTCGTAACGGAAGCGGCGACACTATCAAAATGGAGTTGATGGACATCCTTAAGGGTGACTACATCAATCCCCATGTTTCTATTTGGTGGTACAAGCTTGACTCCATTGATGAAGTCGGAGACCCGGAAATGTGGCTCAAGGCTAACCCGAATCTCGGAAAAACCGTAAGCTACGAAACGTATCAGCTTGATGTTGAACGAGCTGAAAAAGTTCCAGCTGCCCGAAACGATATTCTAGCAAAGAGATTTGGACTGCCTATGGAGGGGTACACCTATTACTTCACTTATGAAGAAACTCTTCCGCATCGAAAGAGGGACTACTGGCAGATGCCTTGTTCTCTCGGTGCAGACTTATCGCAGGGCGATGACTTCTGCGCATTTACATTCTTGTTCCCGCTGCCAAATGGTTCTTTTGGTATCAAGACACGAAACTATATTACCTCTACCACTTTAATGAGGCTGCCTGCTGCTATGCGGATTAAATACGATCAATTCATGGCGGAGGGCAGTTTAATTGTTTTAGAGGGTGCTGTACTTAATATGATGGATGTCTATGAAGATTTGGATAACCATATTCAGGAGTGCGGATATGATGTTCGATGCCTTGGGTTTGACCCTTATAATGCAAAGGAATTTGTGGCGAGATGGGAATCTGAAAACGGTCCGTTTGGGATTGAGAAAGTCATTCAAGGAGCTAAAACTGAGTCGGTTCCGCTTGGAGAACTGAAAAAGCTTTCTGAAGAAAGAATGCTTATCTTCGATGAGGACCTTATGACCTTCGCTATGGGTAACTGCATTACCCTTGAAGATACAAACGGAAACCGTAAACTTTTGAAGAAGCGATACGAGCAGAAAATCGATGCTGTTGCGGCAATGATGGACGCTTATATTGCTTATAAACTCAATCGAGACGCATTTGAATAAGGAGGTGGTCAAGTTGAATGAGATATACCATCACGGTATCAAAGGACAGAAATGGGGAGTTAGAAACGGTCCGCCTTATCCACTTAAAGAATCCGTAAATAAAAAAACTTATTCCGATGATTACCGAGGTACATTTAAGCAAAACTTTAAAAAAAGTTTTGTGAATTCCGCGGTTGGAAGTATTGACCCAAATATGATAAAAATGGGGGTAGCATTTGCGGCTCCATTTGTTATGCTTGGTGTGCAAAAACTACGTTTTAATATTAAGCATGACCAGGATATTAAGAATAATATAGAGTCAAACACAACAAATATTCAAAAGAGAATAAAAGGCAGACATAGTGAAGAAGAAGATATGAAAGCGGTTAACCCTGGATTTAAAAGTATGGAACGTAAATATACCATGAACTGTGTATTATGTTCAACAGCATATGAACTTAGAAGGAGAGGATATGATGTTAAGGCTAATACAACAGAACTAGGAAGATACATGGAAGATCCAATGAAGTATTTCAACTTAAAGCCAGTGGGGTCTAAGTTCAGTACAAAAAGCTATGACGAGTTAAAATCGAAGCTTCAAAGCGAACCAGAGGGGGCTCGTGGAAACATTATATCCGGCGTAGGAGATTTCGATTCTAAACATTCTATGGTATGGGAAAAAAAGAACGGAAACGTAGTAATACGGGACTGTCAATCAAATACCCTGTACAATTCTATGGATGAGAGTATCATAAGATCAAAATCTCGTCACTCATATGAGTATATTCGAACGGATAACACCACTATCAATTGGGATGCTATTCGAGATGCAGTTGTAGAAAGGAAGTGATACAGTGAATAAAAAAGATGCCATAGAAATTGTAAATAAAGAATTGTCTGACACAATGACAATTAAATTTGTTAAGGAAACCGATGGAGCGTTTGTGTATCTGTGTGAAGCCAATAACCCTGATGTGATCCCTAACAAGGTGGCGGCAGCTGTAAATAAGCTGACTGGCAGAATTGGCTGGTCGGTTTGTAGTGCGGAAGAAGCAATTAAGAATTGCACGAAATAAACCCCATAATCCTGAACTTTGAAGTTTGAAGTTATTTTTAATAAGGAGGCGATTAGGTTGGATCAGATGTACCATCACGGTATCAAAGGACAGAAGTGGGGTGTGCGTCGTTTCCAAAACAAAGATGGTTCTCTTACTACTTTTGGAAAAAAAAGACAAGCACAATTTAAGGCAGCTGCCGAGGTAGCAAAAAAAAAGAGTATAACCAGTAAAGAAGATGCTGATTATTATAAAGTTGCTCCAGAGGAATTTAAGAACAAATATAGTGGTAAAGATGGATGGATGAAATACCTTGATGATATGTACGGGGATGACTGGCATGATAAAGACTATATGAAAGTTGCCTTTGATGTCGATGATGTTAAAAAGCATGCTATAGAATCAATAGATTCGGATCTAAAATCTATCAAACAAAATTCCAAAATGATGTATCAGCTTTATATGGATGAGGCTGCTAACTGGATACAGAAGAGTGAAAAGTATCTCAACACTCCAATCAACGAATTGACTGAGAAGGACTTCAAAGAGGCAAAAGCCTTTGCGAAGAAACAAATGAAAAATGCCATGTAGGTTAAGTAATGACCAAATGTTTTGCAGCTGTGGGAGGTGAAATGACATGAAAATTGTATTTGGCTCCAGACTGAAACATGCTTGGAATGCGTTTACCGGTAATGTTCAAATGAATTACCGGGATTTAGGTATGAGCTATTCCTACCGAGCTGACCGACCAAGAATGTCCAGAGGCAATGAAAGATCAATCGTCACATCGGTATATAACCGAATTGCGCTTGATGTTGCGGCCTTGAATGTCCAGCATGTTCGGTTGGACGAAAATGGGCGTTTTCTTTCGGTCATCGATGACGGATTGAATAATTGCCTCACTTTGGAAGCGAATGTCGATCAAACGGCACGGTCGTTCGTTCAGGATGTAGTTATCTCTATGTTTGATGAAGGAAGCGTGGCTATTGTTCCGGTCGATACAACTACTGACCCTAATGTGTCCGGTTCGTATGATATTCAGTCTCTTCGTGTCGGACAAATTTTAGACTGGTACCCGCAGCATATTCGCGCTCGTGTGTACAACGAACAAACGGGCAGAAAAGAGGATATCGTGGTGCCGAAAAGTGCAGTGGCTATCATTGAGAATCCACTGTATGCAGTTATCAATGAGCCAAATTCTACTATGCAGCGGCTCATTCGTAAACTTAACCTACTTGATGTCATTGATGAGCAAAGCGGATCTGGAAAACTTGATTTAATTATTCAGCTCCCCTATATCATCAAGACAGAAGCAAGGCGTCAACAGGCCGAAAATCGGCGTAAAGATATAGAAAACCAGTTGTCAGGTTCAAAGTATGGTATTGCTTACACCGATGGTACTGAGCATATCACACAGTTGAATCGTTCCGTGAACAACAACCTAATGTCCCAGATTGAATACTTGACGAGTATGCTATACAGCCAGTTGGGAATCACTCAGAGCATTTTGGATGGAACAGCGGACGAGAAGACAATGCTGAACTACAACAACCGGACAATCGAACCGATCATTTCCGCTATTGTTGATGAGATGAAACGAAAGTTTCTGACAAAAACTGCCCGATCACAACGACAGTCGATTTCGTTCTTCAGAGATCCGTTCAAACTGGTTCCTGTAAACGATATTGCTGAAATTGCGGATAAATTCACTAGAAATGAAATTATGACTTCAAATGAAATCAGGCAGATTATAGGTATGAAACCTTCTAATGATCCGAAAGCTGATGAACTAAGAAACAAAAATCTCAATTCATTAAGCGAAGAAAATCAATCGTTGATTTTAGATGAGGAGGATGCATATTCGGAAGAGCAGATGACTCAGGAAGACTACGATGCTGCTATTAACGATCTTGACGATCTTGATGCACAACTTGACGAACTGGAAGTGGAGCTTAATGAAGATGAGGATGAATTGCAGCATTACGTATCTCCTTATTATGATCCTGTGAAAGCTCATGAGTATTATCTTAAGACTAGAGAATTAAAAGGTCGTCGTTCTACGGCAAAGCTCAATGAAGAAGGTAAAATAGCTGCAAGATACGTTAGAGAACAGCTTAGCAACGAACGTAAACAAAAGGTCGAATCTCATCGGGAGCAAACAATGTCAAAGATCGATTCTTTGCGCGAACGAAAGAATGCTAAAATTGAATCTCATAAAAACGCCATGCGAGCCAAGATCGATAATCTCCGTCAGATGCTAAAAGGTATGGGCAAAGCAGAAAAAGCTCGTAATAAAGAACGAATTTATAGTCTAATTGGTTCTTTAAGAGAAGAAAATAAGGAAATGCGCCGACAATTATCCGAAGATTTTAAATCTGATAGCAGCTCGTTACGAACAGACCATAAAAACGAGCGTTCTCGCTTAAAAGAAAAATATGATGAGAAGTATATTCAGGAACTCGATAAAATTCGCTCCGAATCTAAATTTCAGAAAACTTCTAAACGAAAATCGAAAAAATAAGGAGGATGATCAAAAATGAGCAAATCTTTTTCGGTTGAGGATTGTGATTTCAGCGGCTGGGCAACCCGAAATGACCTTAAGTGTTCTGACGGACGAGTAATTCGTCGGGACGCTTTCAAGAATAACGACGGTATTAAAGTCCCGCTGGTCTGGAATCATCAGCACAACAGTCCTCGTGACGTTCTCGGTCATGCATGGCTTGAGAACCGTGAGGAAGGTGTTTACACCTATGGCTTTCTCAATGACACCGCTGATGGCGAAATTGCGAAGGTCCTTATTAAGCACGGTGACATCTGTGCTCTGTCCATTTACGCCAATCAGCTTCAGCAGGCTGGTCCTGATGTGCTGCATGGTTGTATTTGCGAGGTGAGTCTGGTGCATAAGGGTGCTAACCCCGGTGCATTTATCGATTCCATGCTGAAGCACGGCGAAATGTCCGATGATGAAGCTATCATCTATACCGGAATGCCTCTCTGTCTTTCTCATTCTTCGGAGTCTAAGGATGAACAAAATGAAGAGGAAAAGAAGGAGGATACTAAAGTGAAGGAGGACAACGAAGAGACGATTGCTGATGTGATCGATTCCATGTCCGAGAAGCAGCAGAATGTCATGTATGCGCTTATCGCACAGGCTCTCGAAGGTGAACCCGAAAAGGAATCCAAAGATGATTCCGACAACAAATCTGAATCCAATAAGGAGGATAAAACAATGAAACATAATGTCTTTGACAACGATCAGCAGAAGAAGACCGAGGTTCTGTCTCATGCTGACCAGACAAGCATCATTTCTATGGCCAAGTCCAACAGCGTCGGTAGTCTCCGTACTGCTATGGATATCTACGCAGAGCAGAATCCTGACAGTGTTCTGGCTCATGGCATCGATGGCATCGAAACCCTGTTCCCTGAGTATAAGGATGTTCGTCCCGGTGCTCCTGAACTGCTTACCACTGACCAGGGTTGGGTAAACGAGGTTCTGAAGAAGGTCCATAAGAGCCCTATCTCCCGTATCCGTACCCGCCAGGCTGATCTGCGTAACATCGAGGCTCTCCGTGCCAAGGGTTATAAGAAGGGTGCCCAGAAGGGTTATGTCGGCAATATTCAGCTGCTCCACAGAACTACTGATCCTCAGACCGTGTATGTAAAGAGTAAGCTTGACCGTGACGACATCATCGATATTCAGGACTTCGATGTGGTGCAGTACCTGTACGGTATTGACCGTATGAATCTGAACGAGGAATTGGCTACGGCTATCATGATCGGTGACGGTCGCGAGGTCGGCGCTGATGGTAAGATCGCCGAGGATAAGATCCGCCCGATCTGGCTGGATGACGAGCTGTATACCATCCATGCTGATGTCGACATTGCCGGCATGAAGGCTACGCTCCAGGGCACCAATACTTCCGCCAATTTCGGCGAAAATTACATTTATGCGGAAGCTGTGATTCAGTCTTTGCTGTATGCTCGTGAGAAGTATAAGGGCTCCGGCACTCCCGACTTCTACTGCACGCCTCATCTGGTCAATGTCATGCTGCTTGCCCGTGATCTGAATGGCCGCCGCATCTACGACAAGGTTAGCGATCTGGCTGCGGCTTTGAATGTTGGGCAGATCATCACTGCCGAACAGTTCGAGGGTAAGACTCGTACTACCACAGACAGCAAGACCAAGAAGCTTCTGGGTCTGATGGTCAACTTGGCTGATTATTCTCTTGGTGCTACTAAGGGCGGTGAAATCACTCACTTTACTGATTTCGACATTGACTTCAACCAGGAGAAGAGCCTGCTGGAGACTCGTTGCTCCGGCGCCAACACTCGTGTCATGTCTGCTATCGCTCTGGAAGAGGATGTCACTGCCAATATTGGCGGCTAAATTCAGTGAGGAGTGAAAATTCAAAATGGCTAAATTTTATGGAGTAATCGGCTATGCTGTAACAGAAGAGACTAAGCCGGGTGTTTGGACGGAGAAGATCATCGAGCGTATGTATTATGGTGATTTAACCCGTAACACCCGTAGGCTTCAGTCTGCGGAACAACTCAACGACAACATCAATGTTGCGAATGAGATCAGTATCGTAGCCGATCCATTTGCCAATGAGAATTTTCATTCGATGAGGTATGTTGAGTTTATGGGTGCTAAATGGAAAGTCACAAGCGTCGAAGTTCAGTACCCAAGACTTATACTGACTATGGGAGGTGTATACAATGGCGAGCAGGCTTAATCTGCAAACTTTCCTGGAAGAAATCCTTGAAAGCAGAAATGTGTATTTTCAACCTCCTGAGTCGGTGAAAATGAAATACCCCGCTATCGTTTATGCACTTGATGATGTCGAAAATGTGCACGCCGATAACGGGGTTTATTCATCTCACAGGCACTATTCAGTCACTGTTATTGACTCTGACCCGGATAGTGAGCTTGTCGGTAAGGTGGTTTCTATACCTACCTGCCGATTTGAACGATATTATGCAAGCGAGAATCTGAATCACTGGAATTTCTCGCTCTATTTCTGATAAGGAGGAATATCTTTATGTCCAAAATCATTTGGGATAAAACTGGCGAGCGCCTGTACGAAACCGGCTGTGACCATGGCGTTCTCTATCCGATGCAGACCGGCGGCGTTTATAACAAGGGCGTCGCATGGAATGGTCTGACTACTGTTACCGAGAGTCCTTCCGGGGCCGAGGCTTCCCCGATTTACGCTGACAACATCAAGTATGTCAACCTGGTTTCCAACGAGGAATTCGGTGCTACCGTCGAGGCGTATATGTATCCTGACGAGTTTGCCGAGTGTGATGGTTCCGTTGAGATCATGCCCGGTATGTACGCCGGTCAGCAGTCCCGTAAGACTTTCGGCCTGGCATATCGTACCATTCTGGGTAACGATACCGATCTGAACGATTACGGTTATAAGCTGCATCTAGTTTATGGTTGCCTGGCAGCACCCTCTGAAAAGGGTTACAGCACCGTCAACGACAGTCCTGAGGCGGCTACTCTGTCCTGGGAGATCAGCACCACGCCTGTCTCTATCAACAAGCTGGTCAACGGTAAGAAGCTGAAGTCGACCGCCACGCTGACCTTTGACTCCACTAAGTTTAGTGCCGAGTTCATGACTCAGCTGGAAGAGATCCTGTACGGTAAGGACCCGACCACTGATGGCGGTAACGATGGTGTCGAGCCTCGTCTGCCTCTGCCTGATGAGATCATCGAACTGTTCGATAAGACTCAGGATCCGCAGGGCTAATCTGTATAATCATGGAGCCGTATTCAGGTAAGCTGGCGGCTCCTACTTTTTTAATTTGAAAGGAGAAAATTTCAATGACTAAGGAAACTATCACCTATACCGATCTGAATGGTGTTCAGAGAACTGAAGATTTTTATTTCGATCTGTCCAAGCCGGAAATCGTAAAAATGCAGGCGAGCGCCAAGGGTGGCTACGATGTCCAGCTTAAGAGTATCGCTGCCAGTCCGAATGGGGCGCTTATTATGGAGTTCTTCGAGAACTTTATTAAGACCGCCTATGGCGAGAAGAGCGATGACGGCAGACGCTTCATGAAGTCTGAGGAAATTTCCAGAGGCTTTATGGAAACTCCCGCTTATGAGGTGCTGTTTGAGAAGCTTGTCACCGATGCCGGTGCCGCATCAGAATTTGTCAACCGTGTGATGCGTGCCAACGGCAATAAGCAGGCTACGCCCATCGCATCTAATTAAAGAAAGCTCGGAGGACTAAGGAGTGCTGAAAATTACTGTGCCGGCTGCCGAGTTTTGGGATGAAATTCATGAGGAATTTGTCTACAAGAAAGAGCAGACTTTGCAGTTGGAGCATTCCTTAGTCTCTCTTTCAAAATGGGAAAGCAAATGGAACAAGGCATTTCTCGGAAAACAAGAAAAAACCGACGAGGAAATTCTTGATTATGTACGATGTATGACCTTAACCCAGAATGTCGATCCCGAAGTATATACTCGGCTGTCTGCTGAAAACTACGCCGCCATCAATGCGTACATCGAAGCACCTATGACCGCAACTTGCCTTATCGAGGAGAAGCAGACCAGAGGTAATAAAGAAACGGTTACATCGGAGCTTATTTACTACTGGATGATTTCTTATAACATTCCTGTGGAGTTTCAAAAATGGCATTTGAACAGACTGTTGACTCTCATACGGGTATGTAATGTCAAGAACTCTCCGCCTAAGCGAAGAAGTAAGCGTGAAATGTGGAATCGGAATGCAGCTATTAACGCTGCCAATCGAAAACGCTTTGGCTCTAAGGGGTGATCGAATGAACAGACGATGCCGAAAATGCATGTTAAGGCAAGTTTGCCATAAGAAACGGCCTTACAATAACTGGCTTAAAACTTTTACAAAAAAAGCAGTGGCTATCATTCTGGTGGTTTCACTGATTGATCTGCAACTGTCTTATGTGCTTGCATTTATGGGGCAAGTGCAAATTGCGGAATCGCTTTCCAGCACAATAGCGTCGACCGTTGTCGGGGTTATGCTCGGCTATTTCTTCAAAGCTCTTTTCGAAACATTCTTCGAAAGGCGTGAAGAACGACTCAAGCAGGAAAGCGAACCGGAAGAAAATACGAATTATGAGGAAGTTTAGTTATGCCTATCAGTTTTTTGACTACAGCACTGTTGATCGTATCCGTTATCACGAATCTGACAGTGGAGGGTATTAAGAAGTTGCTTGACGGAACGAAGGTCAAGTATTCTTCTAATGTTCTTGCGGCTGTGCTGTCCGTCCTGATCGCCTGTGCTGTTAGCGTGATTTACCTTATCATGACCGACACGGTCTTTACTATGAAAATCGGAGTTGAGGTCGTTGTTTTGATGTATCTGGGCTTCTTGATCTCTACAGTTGGCTATGACAAAGTCATTCAGATGCTGAAACAGATTCAGAGCGTGAAGGAGGAATCGAAAAATGAGTAACAGCCCTCTGGTATCTTATACCAAGTTAAGCCCTAATCATTCCGGGCAGAGAACCCATGCCGTTGACCGTATCACACCTCATTGTGTAGTTGGTCAGTGCTCTGTAGAGACTCTGGGCAATATTTTTGCTCCGACCTCTCGACAGGCTTCTTGTCAGTATGGTATCGGTGTAGATGGTCGAGTGGGCATGTATGTGGAAGAAAAGAACCGTTCTTGGTGTTCTTCTTCCAATGCCAACGACCAGCGTGCAATCACGATCGAGTGCGCAAGCGATGCTACGCATCCCTATGCGTTCAACAATACTGTGTATGCCAAACTGATTGAGCTTTGCGTGGACATTTGCAAACGCTATGGGAAAACTAAGTTGCTCTGGTTCGGCAATAAAACAAAGACTCTGAACTATGAGCCCGCTTCTAATGAAATGGTTCTGACCGTACATCGTTGGTTTGCCAACAAGAGTTGCCCTGGTGATTGGATGTATGCTCGAATGGGAGATCTTGCGTCCAAAGTTACGGCTAAGCTTTGGGGTTCTGCTGGCACAACTGAGAAGCCTGCCAATAATCAGGTGCTTTATCGGGTGCAGACAGGAGCCTTCAGCAATAAGGCGAATGCAGATGCAATGCTTCAGAAGGTGAAAGCTGCCGGTTTTGATACTTACATGGTTAAGGTCGATAATCTTTACAAGATTCAGGTCGGCGCATTCAGTAAGAAAGCAAATGCTGACGCTATGGCTGCAAAGCTGAAAGCTGCTGGTTTTGACACCTATATAACAACCAAAAGCGGGACGGCAGTCTCTGCATCTTCTGCAAAGAAAAGCACTGACCAGATCGCCCGTGAAGTAATTCAGGGTCTGTGGGGTAACGGTGTGGACAGGATTAATCGTCTGAAGGCAGCTGGTTATGATCATTCTGTAATACAGAATCGGGTTAATCAGCTTCTTAAATCGACATCTTCCGCAAAGAAAAGCACTGACCAGGTTGCTCGTGAAGTGATCCAAGGATTGTGGGGTAACGGTGCCGATAGAACTAATCGTCTGAAAGCAGCTGGGTACGATCCTTCCGTAATACAGAATCGGGTTAATCAGCTTTTTAAATAAGGAGGTCCGTGAATGATAAGGTTCAGTCACAAGGGAGACTTCTCTAAAGTTACACGCTTTTTGGAGAGGGCAAAGGAAGTGGTCCATCTCGGAGACCTCGACAAGTATGGCCGAGAAGGGGTCGCTGCTCTTGCGTCTGCAACACCTGTCGATTCCGGTTTGACCGCCAGTTCATGGTATTACGAAATCGTAAACCGAAATGGATCTGCAAAGATCACCTTTTACAACTCAAATATTCAAAATGGGGTTCCGATAGCGATCATCCTGCAATATGGCCACGGAACTCGTAACGGAGGCTGGGTACAGGGGCGAGATTACATCAATCCTGCTATCCAGCCTATTTTCGATAAAATTGCAAATGAAGCATGGAAGGAGGTTACGAAGCTATGAGTAAAACTATCGACGAAAGAGTCGTAGAAATGCGGTTTGACAATAAGCAGTTTGAGAGCAATGTTCAAACCAGTTTGTCCACCATTGAAAAATTAAAGAAAAGTTTGGATATGGATGGAGCTACAAAAGGTCTTGAGAGTATTGACAGCACTGCTAAGAAAGTCGATATGTCGGGGCTTAGCTCTGCGGTTGAAACTGTAAAGACTCGATTCTCGGCATTGGAAGTCATGGCTGTAACCGCCCTCGCAAACATCACCAACTCGGTTGTGAACACCGGTAAACAAATGCTCCATTCCTTGACAATTGAACCTATCAGTCAAGGCTTTGAGGAATATGAGCTGAAGATGGGGTCAATTCAGACCATCATGATGAGTACCGGCGCATCCCTTGAAGAAGTTAACAAATATCTTCAGGAACTGAACACATATTCAGATAAGACTATTTACTCATTTCAGGACATGACTTCCAATATCGGTAAATTTACCAATGCGGGTGTCGGTCTTGAGGATGCAGTTATGGCTATCCAGGGTGTGTCGAATGTTGCTGCTGTGTCCGGTGCTAATACAAACGAGGCATCCCGTGCTATGTATAACTTTGCGCAGGCTCTATCTGCCGGTCATGTTAAACTGATTGACTGGAAATCCATTGAGAATGCTAACATGGCAACCGTTGAGTTCAAGACCCAGCTTCTTGAGTCGGCTGTTGCCTGTGGCACCTTGACTAAGACTGCCGATGGTATGTATAAGACGGTCGAGGGTAATGTCATCGATGCTACACATGGCTTCAATGATTCTTTGCAGGATCAGTGGATGACCACGGAAGCTCTTGTCGGCACGCTTCGTAATTACGCCGATGAAACAACTGAAATTGGTGCGAAAGCATTTGCTGCTGCGCAGGATGTTAAAACATTTACTCAGTTAATGGATACCCTGAAGGAAGCCGTAGGCTCCGGATGGGCAAATACATGGGAAATTCTGTTTGGTGATTTCGAGGAAGCCAAAGAACTTTGGACTGGACTCAGTCAGGTTATCGGTGGATTTATCGATGCCCAAGCAGATGCTCGCAATGAGATGTTGCAAGGGTGGAAGGATCTTGGCGGAAGAACCAAACTGATTGAGGCACTTAAAAATGCTTTTGAAGGCGTTCAGAGTGTCATCAAACCGATCTATGAGGCATTCCGTGAGATATTTCCTCCCACCACAGCCCAGCAGCTTTATGATATTACTGAGAATTTGCGAAAATTCACAGCAAATTTGAAGCTCAGTGATACAGCTTCAGCTAATCTAAAATCCACTTTCAAAGGCTTGTTTGCGATCTTGGATATCGTTAAGCAAGCCTTTTCCGCTATATTTACAGCAATCAGACCGTTGTTCGGTGGGTTTGGAACGCTTGGAGATGGAATTCTTGGTTTCACTGGCGGGATTGGCAATGCTATCGTGGCATTTGATGAGTTTATCAAAACCAGCGGAGCATTCCAGAAAGTCGGTGAGGGTATTGCTACGGCCATTCAGACAATTATGACCGCTTTATCGACACTGAAGAATAAGATCAAAGAGAAATTCGAATCTGCCAATTTTGAAGTGTTTCATTCTCTGCTTGAGCGAATTCATGAGAGAATGGCGCAGGTCGGAGAAGCAGCCGGTGAGATGAAATCGGGAGTCATTGTTGCTTTCGAGGTTATCGGTGAAAAACTCGCTAATTGCCAATTTGTTCAGCTTCTATCTGCTGTATGGAATGCTGTTAAGACAATTGGAAGCGGCATCGTTAAAATCCTTAGCGAACTCGGCAGCTCCTTAGCAAAGAATCTTGGTGAAGCCAACTTTAGCGGAATCATTGATCTGCTGAACGGGATTTCATTTGGCGCTATTGCTGTCGGCATTACGAAGTTTGTTGGTACTTTCCGAGAAGCTATTGAAGACATCGGCAGCTTCAAAGAATCCTTTATCGGGATTCTTGATAGTGTTCGAGGATGCTTTGAGGCTTACCAGAATCAGTTACAAGCGGGTACATTGCTGAAGATTGCATCGGCTATTGCTATTCTTACAGCGTCTTTGATTGCGCTCAGTCTGGTAGACAGTGAAAAGCTGAATGTGGCTCTTGGAGCTATTACAGTTCTCTTTGCAGACCTGCTTGGTTCTATGGCGGTATTCAACAAGATCAGTGGTCAGGTAACCGGAGTGATGAAGAGCATAACTGCTATGCTTGGAATTGCTACGGCGGTGCTGATTTTGGCGAGTGCGCTTAAAAAGATTGCAGATTTGGATGCAAAACAGCTTACCACTGGTCTCATCGGTGTTGCAGGTCTGACCGCTATGATGGTCGCCGCAGCCAAAGCCATGAGTTCTAACAGCAAAGCCATTATCAAGGGCGCTACCCAAATGGTTATCTTTGCTGCTGCGATCAAAATTCTTGCTTCTGTCTGTGAACAACTCGCTCAATTGGACTGGAATCAGCTTGTTAAAGGTCTTGTGGGTGTCGGCGTTTTGTTGACAGAGGTTTCTCTATTCCTGAAAACTGCAAAATTCAGCGGTAAATCCATTTTCACAGCCACCGGTATTGTGATTCTTTCAGCTGCAATCAAGGTGCTGGCATCTGCCTGCAAGGACTTTGGCGAAATGAAATGGGAAGACATCGGTAAGGGGCTTGCCTCCATTGCTGCCCTTCTTGCTGAGATCACTGCGTTCACAAAACTTACCGGAAATGCTCAAAATGTTATTTTTACTGGTGTGGCATTGATCGCTATCGCTGCTGCTATGAAAATCCTTGCCTCTGTGGTTAAGGATTTCTCAACTATGCAGTGGGATGAGATCGCTCGTGGCCTGACTGCTATGGCAGGTGCACTTGCCGCGATTACCGTGGCGGTTAAATTCATGCCAAACAATATGTTCGGTATTGGCGCCGGTTTGGTGATCGTTGCTGCGGCACTCGTCGTTCTTTCGACTGCTCTTGAGAAGATGGGAAATCTGAGTTGGGAGCAGGTAGCAAAAGGACTTATTACTCTTGGTGGAGCAATGACGATTCTTGCCATTGGATTAAATGCTATGACAGGTACTCTTGCCGGTTCTGCGGCGCTGCTTGTTGCCGCAAGTGCACTATTGGTACTGACTCCGGTACTAACTATTCTCGGTGCTATGAGTTGGAGCTCCATTGTAAAGGGTCTTGTTACTCTGGCTGGAGCATTCGCCGTTCTCGGTGTTGCAGGTGCTGTATTAACGCCGTTAGTTCCATCCATTCTTGCTTTGAGTGGCTCGCTGGCACTAATCGGGGTAGCAGTTGTCGGTATTGGTGCCGGGCTTGCTTTGGCAGGTGCTGGTTTGTCCGCTTTGGCAGTAGGTTTAACGGCTCTTGCAGCAGCAGGAACCGCCGGTGCTACAGCCATCGTTGCTTCTTTGACCATTATTATCACTGGTGTCGCAGCCCTTATTCCTGCAATTGTAGCCAAGATTGGTGAGGCAATTGTCGAATTCTGCAAAGTTATCGCAGATAATACAGATGCCATTGGAGAAGCAGTCAAGGCGGTTGTTCTTATGCTGGTGGATGTACTTGTCGAGTGTATTCCCGCTATCGCTGACGGAGCATTGAAGCTTATAACAGGCGTTCTTGAAGCATTAGTAGAATATACCCCGTCTATTGTCGACTCTATTTTCCAATTCCTTATTGCCGTACTTGAGGGTGTCGCCAAAAATCTTCCGGGTCTGATTCAGGCTGCTGTTGATGTATTGATGGCATTCTTCTCCGGCATTGTGGACGCACTTAAGGGTATCGATACGGAAACCCTTCTTCAGGGAATTGTTGGTATTGGTTTGTTGGCGGCTATTATGGCGGCTCTGGCTGCTGTTGCTGCGTTGGTACCGGGTGCTATGATTGGTGTTCTCGGCATGGGTGTTGTGATTGCAGAACTTGCTTTGGTCTTGGCTGCAATTGGGGCATTGGCTCAAATACCCGGTTTGGAGTGGCTTATTAACGAAGGCGGTAATTTGCTCCAGGGAATTGGTACGGCAATCGGTAAGTTTGTCGGCGGTATCGTTGGTGGATTTATGAGTGGCGTATCCAGTCAATTCCCGCAAATTGGTTCTGACCTTTCCGGATTTATGGCCAATGTTCAGCCGTTCCTTGACGGTGCAGCTTCCATAGATCCGGCTATGCTGGATGGTGTTAAGGCTCTTGCAGAAACGATTCTTATCCTAACAGCCGCAAATATTTTGGATGGGCTGACCTCGTGGTTTACCGGTGGAAGCTCACTCTCCGGCTTTGCTGAAGAGATGGTTCCGTTCGGAAAAGCCATGAAGCAGTTCTCTGACGAAATCAGCGGTATCGATGGAGAAGCAGTTTCCAATGCTGCAATCGCAGGTAAGACTCTTGCAGAGATGGCTGACACGCTTCCAAATACGGGCGGTGTCGTTGGCTTCTTTGCCGGAGAGAACGACATGAACGCGTTTGGTGAACAGCTTATTCCATTCGCTCGTGCCATGCGTAACTTTGCAAACGAAGTCGCCGGAATTGACGCCAGTGTTATTACTGAAGCTGCTACCGCAGGCAAAGCTCTTGCTGAGATGGCCGACACCGTTCCAAATAGCGGAGGTGTCGTGGGCTTCTTCGCTGGTGAAAACGATATGGATGACTTCGGCGAACAGCTTGTTCCTTTCGGTAGAGCAATGAAGAATTTCTCCGATGCCGTTTCCGGACTGAAAGCCGATGTCATTCAAAATAGTGTTACTGCAGGTCAGGCTTTACTTGAACTTGCAAACACTGTACCGAATACAGGCGGGGTTGTATCTTGGTTTACGGGGGACAATGACCTTGAAACCTTTGGCGAACAGCTTGTTCCGTTTGGCACTGCAATGAAAAACTATTCTTTGGCCGTAACAGGATTGGACGCAGCTGTCGTTACAAACTCTGCAAATGCAGCTAAAGCCTTGGCTGAGCTTTCAAACAATTTGCCGAATAGCGGCGGTATCGTATCCTGGTTTACAGGTGATAACGATATTGCAAGCTTCGGTGAGCAGTTGGTGTCTTTCGGTCAGTCTTTTGCTGCGTATTACAATAGCGTCAGCGGAGTGGATGTGGCTAAATTGAGTGGTGTAGTTGTCGAGTTCGGAAATCTTGTGGATTTGACAAACGGCATTAAGAGCGTTGATACAAGTGGAACGTCCACATTTGCTCAGAATCTTACGAATTTGGGCAATGCAGGTATCGACGGCTTTATCAATGCATTTACAAATGCAAAATCTCGCGTGAGTACTGCTGCAAACACAATGGTCACCACATTCATCAATGCCGCTAAAGCACAGCAAGGAAATCTAACAAGCACCTTCACTACCATGATTAACAGTATTGTTACTGCTTTTACAAGTAAGTACAGTCAGTTTACGGTCATGGGGCAGACGATGATGACTAACTTTATCTCCGGTATTCGTACCAGCAATGCATCGGCTCGGTCGGCATTTATCACTATCGTGTCCGGTTGCCTGACAGCAATCCGAAATAAGTTCTACGAATTTAACACCGTTGGACAGACTACAATGACGAACTTTATTGTCGGTATCCGAACAAAGAATCAGCTCGCAAAAGATGCCCTTGTCCAGATCATTAACAGTTGTCTGACAGCAATCCAAAATAAGTTCACCGACTTCTACAATGCCGGTAAGTATCTTGTTGAGGGCTTCGCTAAAGGTATTGATGAGTATACCTGGTATGCGGAAGCACGAGCCAGAGCAATGGCAAGAGCTGCTGCACGGGCTGCGGAAGCCGAACTTGACATCAACTCTCCGTCCAAAGTTGGCTATCGAATTGGCGGATTCTTTGGTATGGGCTTTGTCAATTCTCTGATTGACTATACCGATAAGTCTTACGACGCCGGTGCATCCATCGCAAAGTCGGCTAAAGAAGGTCTTCGCAATGCAGTTTCCAAGATTGGTGATTTCATCGAAAATGGAATAGACTCTCAACCGACGATTCGACCGCTGCTTGATCTGTCTGATGTAACGAAGGGTGCGGGCAGGTTGTCAGCGCTTCTGAGTCGAAATCAGGCAATGAAGATCAGCGCTGGCATGGAACGTGAGGGTACTGGTATCGTTCAAAATGGCGGTACTACACCTACCTCCGGAAACAACTACAATTTTACACAAAATAACTATTCGCCTAAGGCACTGTCGAGGATTGATATTTATCGTCAGACGAAGAATCAGTTCTCGGCGTTGAAAGGATTGGTGGAAACATGATTCACTCATTTGCTATCACCAATTACTTGGGTGATAGGATCAAACTTGACTTGAGGGAGCCTGAGGTTTCGGGCTTCCTCATCAAGTCTGTAACCGGCTTAGGCCCAGTCAAAGCAACTCTCAACACGACGGAAGTCGTCACTAATGACGGCTCTATGTTTAACTCCGCCAGATTGAGTCAGCGGAACATCGTTTTCCAAATCGTATTTGTTAATACGGTCTACGGAGAAACGATCGAAGATGTACGACAGAAATCCTACAAATACTTTCCGGCAAAGAAAAGTGTTGAAATCATTATCGAAACTGATAACCGATATGTACGAACAAGCGGTTATGTGGAATCGAATGAACCGAACATTTTCAGCTCGCAGGAAGGGACAGCAATCTCGATCATTTGCCCTGACCCATTCTTCTATTCAGCCGGAGAGGATGGAAATAATGTAACGGATTTCTACAGTATTGACCCGATGTTTGAATTTCCGTTCTCAAACGAGTCTCTGACGGAACCTCTGCTTGTATTTGGTGAAATCCAAATCAAGACGGAGGGTGTCATCACTTACTATGGCGATTCTGAAATTGGCGTAACGATCTACATTCATGCAATCGGACCAGCAAGCAACATCAACATCTATAATACGAAAACCAGAGAAGTCATGAAGATCGATACTGTGAAGCTCCAAAAGCTGACTGGAAAGGGTATCGTCGCAAGGGATGATATCGTCATTAACACCTCAAAGGGTGATAAGAGTATTACCTTGATTCGCGAAGGCGTCTCCTATAACATCCTGAACTGCCTGGATAAGAATATTGACTGGTTTACTTTGGTAAAGGGCGATAATATTTTTGCCTTCACTGCTAATAGTGGTGCTACCAATCTCCAGTTCAGGATCGAAAACAAAGTCATCTATGAGGGGGTATAAGTATGGAACTTCTGGTCTTAAATACCGACTTCGAGTCTGTAGCCGTCATAGATACTTATGAGTCCATGATCTGGACTGACCGGTATAATTCGTATGGTGACTTCGAGATCTTCTTTGCTATGGATACGCAACTCTTGCAGTATTTGAAAGAGGACTATTATCTGTGGTTGAAGGATTCAGAGCACTGTATGATTATCGAGGACATCAAGATCAATGCCGACACCGAAGAAGGAAATCATCTTATCGTCGCAGGCAGATCGTTGGAGTCTATTCTTGAACGCCGCATCATCTGGGGACAGCGAATCTTTAATGGAAATCTTCAAAATGGCATCCAGACGATGTTAAACGAATGCATCATTTCACCGTCTATTGCTGGTCGAAAGATTTCCAACTTTGTGTTCGTGCCTTCTGCCGACCCTAAAATCACAAGCCTGAAAATCGACAACCAATACACAGGTGACTGCCTGTACGATGTCGTCAAAGGACTTTGTGAGGAAAACAATATAGGGTTCAAGATCGTACTGACAGATGAAAACAAGTTCGCATTCAGTCTGTATGCCGGCGTTGATCGCTCTTATGAGCAGACAGAAAATCCGTATGTTGTTTTCTCTCCGAACTTTGAGAACATCATCAACAGCAACTATTATTCATCCAGAGCGAGTTTTCGAAATGTGACTCTGGTCGCAGGAGAAGGTGAAGGATCATCGAGGCGAACTGCTATTGTTGGTTCAGCCTCAGGGCTTGATCGGCGTGAGCTTTTTACAGATGCTCGCGACATCTCATCTTATACCGAAGATGGAACGCTCTCTGACGCAGAGTATATGGCGCAGCTTAAGACGAAAGGTTTGAAAAAACTGGCTGACCATATTGTGACTACTGCGTTCGAAGGTGAGGTCGAAGTCACTCGACTGTTTAAGTACGGCGAGGACTTCTTTATCGGAGACATCGTTCAAATTGCCAATGAATATGGCAATGAGGGTTCAGCTTACATATCGGAGCTGGTCATCTCAAACAGTGAGGAAGGATTGTCAATTTATCCGACCTTCAAAACTATTTCAAAGTAAGGAGGGAGAAACTGAATGAGCGTATCAAGCGGATTTTTCAATTCACTTAACGGTGACCGCAAATATAATGCCGCACAGATGTCGGCAATCTTTGACGGGCTTATCATCGATGGTGTATTTGCTTCTATCGGAACCGCTTTCGCTGTGAAGGCAGCAGGTGGTCTTACTGTGAATGTCGGTGTCGGCAAAGCCTGGTTTGACCACACATGGACAGTCAATGACAGTATCCTGCCGATGACTGCCCCGGAAGCAGAGGTGCTTCTTAATCGTATTGATGCCGTGGTTCTGGAAGTAAACGGAATGGAATCAGTTCGTGATAACACTATCAAATTTGTCAAAGGCAATCCGTCCAGCGCACCGTCGAGACCGACTTTGACGAACGAGGGAAATGTCCATCAGTACCCTCTCTGTTATATTTACAGAAAATACGGCACTGCGGTCATTAACCAAGCTGACATTACCCCCATGGTTGGCACAGAATCTACTCCATTTGTAACTGGCATTCTTCAGACGATCAGTCTGGACGAGCTGCTTGGTAAATGGCAGGATGAGCTTGATCGGTTTACTGATGCACGATCTCAGGAAGTTGATGACTGGATTGCTCAGGAGGAAAGCGATTTCATGACCTGGTTCAATGAAATGAAAGCGGATCTTCAACAGGAGCAGACGGTTCTCGACCAGTGGATCGCATCTGAGCAGGCTGATTTCCTTGCCTGGTATAACCAGATGAAAAATCAGCTCAGCGGCGATGTCGCCGGTAATCTTCAACTTGAGATCGACAAGGAAGAAGTTAAACGCATTTTACTGGTTGGCTTTGAAGATGGAACCAAGGAGTTTTCGGATGATGGTACTGTTATCACTTCGACTGCGAGCGATGGTAGAACCTTGACAAAGACTTTTTCTGATGGTTTCCTGACCATGACAAACGTGCTGAAGAGCGCAGCAGGGGCAGAAGTGGCGAGAGCCGTTAAGACTTTTGACTCCGATAGCAAGCTTATCAGCACCGTTGTAACTTATTCTTAAAGTGAAAGGAGAATAATCAAAATGGCAGAAGAAGATCTGATTTTCGGTAAAAACCGACACTTCTTCGGCGGCATTGAGCCGTCCAATATGCAGGCGTTCAGTGTGGCCGTTGGGAGTGGCGTTGTGAAAGTCACAGCAACACTTCCCAATGACACGGTCGTGAATAACCAGACACTCTGCACCGTGAAAGGTGCAATTATTCGGAGGAAGACGACCGATTATCCGAAGGACGAATTCGACGGCGACCTTGTCGCCGATATTAAGGAATCCACAACTTTTATAGATTTTGGGTTGTCATCTACCGGAACTTATTACTACGCGGCATTCCCTTATACCACGCAGGGTGTGTATAACCGGAATAAGGCTAACCGTGTAGTCATCAATGAACCTGAGCCGATGGATATATTTAAAGCTAAGTCGGTGTATAACTCGGCATCTGATACTGTTCTGGTATTGATCACAGCAGATCTGCCGAATGGTGCTTCCGGTGCAGTTATTCGCAGAAGTACAACTGGTTATCCGACCAGTGAGACCGATGGTGAACTGGTCCAAAACATCACTAAGAGCGGTAATTATAGAGATAGCGATGTAACGGTCGGCATTGTGTACTACTACGCGGCATTCCCCTACAACAGTAACGGTGCCTATAATCGCAGTGAAGCAAACAGAACCAGCGTAATTCCTAGGAAGGGAAATTACCTGTTCGGATACGATCTGGTTAAGGCAACTTCCAGTCCCACCGGACGAGTGACCTATCCCTCTGATGTAGATAACGCTGAGTTTACTCCGGCGGCGATGAATTTTAGCACCGGCATATTCAGCTATGGCGGTTGGGCGTTTGAACCGGGCGAGAAGTTCATGCCTCGTCCCTGTATGCTGACTTATGCCGGTGTTGTAGATCATTACCTCAACCCCAATGACTACACCAAAAAGGTCGATGGCTCTGATTCTAATGATTATATGGATTCTGACTTTGGCGGCAACGCCATGATGGAGTGGCCGAAAATCTATACGAAACGTTGGGAGGAAAACGGTGTCTATCACTTTCGTTGTTCTGATGCCCCGCAGGATGACGATTGGGACTGTTGGTGCAACTATGACCGCCAAAACAACCAGATTGATCATTTCTATACCGCCATTTATTTCGGTACTCTGCGTTCCGGCAAGATGCGTTCTCTCTCCGGTGTAACATTTGGAGGTTCTGATAAAACGCACTGTATAGACGCTACGGCTGCCGACGAAATTACTTATGCAAAAGCAAATGGTAATGACTGGTATACCGAGGTACTGGCAGATAGGCTGCTGCTTCAGGATCTATTGGTCATGATGGCTCGTTCTACCGAATGCCAGACTGCGTTCGGTTATGGACGATGCAAGAGTGACAATAGTAAACCTATTGTTCCGGGCGCGATGAATACCAAGGGTATGTTCTGGGGCTCTGACGACCAGACTTCCGGCGTGAAGGTCTTTGGTATGGAGAATGTCTGGGGAAATCTGTGGCGTCGTATTGCTGGTTGGATCTATGATGACCATACTCAGAAAGTTAAATTAACTCGTGGTATTCATGACGGTTCCACTGCAACCGACTATAACACAGATGGCAGCGGCTATAAGGATGTGGCAAATGCTACACTTACTGGATCTTCCGGCGGGTACGTTAGTGGCATGAAGACAGAGGCATTCGGACGACTGCCTGTTACTGTAAGTGGCTCCAGCAGTACCTATGAGGCTGATGGTATGTGGTTCAAGGATAAAACGGTCAGTTATGCGACTGTCGGCGGTTACTGGGCCAGTGGCCTATTGCTCGGTCCTTTCTGCGCTCACCTGGACGTTGCGGCGTCTTTTTCGAATTCGCGTAGTGGCACGGCTCTCTCTTGCAAACCGCTTGCTGCTGTGTAAGCAGCGAGGAGAGGACGGGAGAACTGTTTGTTCAACATTGTATTCACAATACAATGAAGCCCATGTTCTGCAAAGCTAACACTTGCCAGTCTTTACACTGCGAAAGGAGGAAAGTCGCATGGAGTTAAATTACAAGTATGCCGAGAGCACAGTCCAGCCGACTGCACTTGAGGTTACTGTTGGAACCGTATATCTCCGCAAGGACATTACGAGTATTACACGAACTTTAGAGCAGGGCGATAAAACCACTTACTGGACTTATCAGGAAGCGGTGCTGACCCCTCAGGAGTTCAACGAATACACCAATCTGCTTATGGCTGAAAACGCCATTAAAGGTACAAATGATTCGGACAACATTGTTCAGATCATGGCAGGTCAGGAAACTGGCGATTCCCAGCAGCTTGCTATCATGGAAGCAATTGCTGATCTGTATGATGCCGTCGCAGCAATGATTCCTGAATGAGGAGGTAGCAAAAATGGTCAATCTTTACGCCACGCTTATCATCAATAAGCGCAGAACCTTCGACCAGGTGCCTGAAAAATTTAAGGCGGATGTCGAGGCGAAATTGTTAGAATATGGCTACGATACCAACGGCGATCTTATCGCTGAGGAGGAGTAACCATGTTTTATATTTTATCCAAAATTTTTATAGGAGGTAACAACATGGTAGCACTGTATGTCGCACTCATCATCGCAGGTCGTCGAACCTTCAATCAGGTTCCGGCAAAGTTCAAGGCTGCTGTCAAGGCTGATCTGGAAGCTCTCGGTCTTGACGAAAATGGTAATCCCGTGGATTAACCGAAATTGGCAGGGAGTCTGCTTCGCGGTGGGCTCCCTCGCCTAATTAAAAGAGGTTTGGGGTGATATTTCCTACAAGCTTCTTAATTCATTCATGACTTCAAGGAGGATGATACATGGAAATGGAACCCTGGCTGCAAACACTATTAACCATTTTGGGGACGATACTTGCTTCTTCTGGATTTTGGGCATATATCCAGGAGCGAGGCAAACGAAAAGCTGCTGAGAATAAGCATAACAATCTTGAAACGCAAATGCTTATTGGTCTGGCTCATGATCGCATTATCTATCTCGGTATGGCCTATATCGAAAGGGGCTACATTACACAGGACGAGTACGAAAATCTGTACGAATACCTGTATAAGCCTTATGAAAAATTAGGCGGTAACGGTTCGGCTAAGCGAATCATGACAGAAGTCGACCAACTTGCGATTCATAAATCAACTTACAATGCTTGAATTGGAGGTGAGATTATGAGTTACAACATTCCTGGTACAACTATCACTTTGACCCGAGGTGATACATTTGAGGCTCTGGTCTCTGCCACCAAAAGGAACGGTCATTGTAACGGAAACCAAGACGCTGTCGGATGATGGACTCACCATCTCTACGGATGTGGTTTAGGGCGAATAAATAGCAATACAGGGCAGTAGAATGTAGGTTCGTTCTGCATTATTCCTACACTTTGGCTCAAAAAGCCAGTTATTGCGGGATATTTTGCTTCTAACATAGAAACTTACCACGATTTAACCACTTCTAAACCCTTGTAATTACGCTGTTTTCAGAGTAGTAAGAAGTGGGTAAATGCCGAGAAATGTAGGTAACTCGTGCATTATTTCTACACTACTCCTACATATATACATCATGGATTGGTACAGGGCTTATGGCTACATTTATCTGAATAAGATATATGAACTGTTCGGCTTAAAATGGAATCCATATAATGATAATACTTACTGGATATGGGAACGAGATGGAGAACTCGAAATATCTATTATCTATGACGAGAAACTCGGAGAAAGAATTTACATCGACATATTACACAATTCCTAACAAAAGACTGAGCCGCTAACAACGGCTCTTTCTTTTTATCCTAGATTAGAATTCAGTACGCAGGTGACGGAAAAACATGTTAAATTGATATCTGGAAAAATCCCCGGGTTGAAATTTTTGAAAAACAATTTGAAAGGAGATCACCGTGGAAGTTGTCTATGTAGTTGTCGGAATCTTGATTGGGTTTGCCGTCTCATCTATCATTCGCCGAAAGCATCCTGTTGGTTTTCTGCGTATTGACAAGTCAGATTCGGACGGACCCTATCTTTTTCTGGAACTGAAAAAGAGCGTCAATGAAATCATAGCACAAAAAACGGTCCTACTGGAAGTGAAGCGTGAAGACTTTATTTCGCACAAATAACACTTCCTTTTATGGAACCCTATTAAAACGAAAGGAGAAACGAATATGGGTGAAGAAAACAGAAGTTTGTTGGAAGAGGAGATCAAAGCCGAAATTAAACGCTTGGGGTCTCTCGAATCCGGAAGTCAGGAGCATACCACAGCAGTGGATAGCTTGACTAAGCTGTACAAACTGAAGCTCGAAGAGGATAAGTACACTTATGAGCGTCTGGATAAGATTGAAAATCGTGAAATCGATCAGGAGTCCAAGACGGCTCAAATGGCGGAATCTGTCAAGGATCGATACTTCAGATTTGGCATGGCTGCCGCCGAGTTAGTGCTGCCGTTGATGTTCTATGGCATCTGGATGAGACGAGGTTTCAAGTTCGAACAGGACGGAACTTTCACCTCTCAGACATTCAGAGGTTTATTCAGTCGATTCAGACCGACTAAGAAATAAACCGGTTCCAAAAGCGGAGAGTTCGTGTATACAACACGTTCTCTTCGTTTTTCTCCTGCTCGAAAATTACATGGGCTATTGTGAGAGATGTAAAAGTGCTTTTTATCTCTTGATAAAATACTGATGGTCGCTATACTTAATAGTGCCACACAATATCAAGGAGGTAATTTGCAATGAGCTTTTTTAACGATGCGCAGAGAGACGGTTTACTTACTGGACGGTATATTTGCAGTGAATGCGGAGGACTTATGGAATTTGAAGACGAGTGGGAAGATACTTTAGTATGCCCTGCTTGCGGTCACTCCGTAGATTTAGAGCATTACGGTATGGAGAACGATGAAGAATATGATGCTCTATATCCGACCAGAGATCAGATCTGCGACGACTAATTAAGACTATTAGCAAAGGGGGAAGGAGTCCTGACGAGGGCTCTTTCTCTTTTCTTTTTATAGGTGATGGATATGCGATACCACTTTGACAAACCGGAAATTTACTTGTCCCTGTATGGCGAGCGTTATATTTGTGAGCATCCGGTTTACAATAGCTGTACCCTATACAAAATCGAAGAAAAAGGTTTAGCAGTAATTCAGCAACGATTTGGCTTCGAGACGAAAAGTACATGGTGGAGTGAAGTTGATCCTTGGATTACTGACGCTTTATATTTGCACCCTGATTTTCGAGAATACTTTGAAATGAGGGCTGGGGCTTGTACGGACGGACTATACCCTACTGTAACGGTTCGCCAAATTATGTGGGCATTAAAAATGAAGCCTATTCAGAAAGAACGATGGGAAACCGTATTCGATAGACGGGATATCTAAGCGCAAAAAACGCATCTCCCTTTATGAAAAACCATTGAATTTTGAAGGGAGACATGGATTATGAAAACACTAAAGAACAAGTTATATGCTGTAGTATTACTTATTTGTGGGTACTTACCGGCACTTATTGTTAAAGATGCAACCGCATTAGTATTCTTAGCGTTGATCGCAGTACCACTGTTCTTTGCAAAAGAAAACTGGATTTATTAAGGATTGAGCCGCTAACAACGGCTCTTTTCTTTTCGCCAAAATTACAGCTCCTGTTATGGAAATCGATATGATTTGAAAGGAGTAAAAGGAGCATGGACGAAATGAAAATTGGGTCTAAATTCACTACGAGCATTATCTCGAAATTGGCGAGTTTGGCTATCCGAAAGAAATTCGGTTACGATGTAAAACTAAATTTGAATGAGGTAAACGCCACAGTCGTTGACGGAAAGACACATGTTCATCTGGATATAGATGCCGATCTTGAGAAAGATGAACTTACTAAAATCCTGAAAAGTATTGGTTTGTAAAATCTGAAAGGAGCTGCTAACAATGGCTCTTTTCTTTTCGCCGCGCGAAATTTACAAGTCTTATTATGAGAGACGGGTTAGCTCAGTTGGTAGAGCGCCACACTTCCGTGGAGGTCGTCGGTTCGAATCCGATACAGTCTCTCTTGCTTTTTATTTTCGCATGAAAGGAGAAAAGACATGAGCATCGATCAGCTTGATTTAATCTTGTATGACATGTACCGCATGGACGCTTGGCTGCCGCCTTTGTTTGGTAAATGGACTGAAGATTATAAAAAAGCGAGTTACTCACAATGGGCTGTCGACGAACTCAGAGATTTTATCGCCGAACGGATTTACCCTCGAAAAGAAGGATCTATTGATGAATTCTGTAAGCTCACACATGAATTCATGATGAAGACCGCTAAATATGCAAGGGTAAATCCAAACACAAGTCTTATGTTTCGATCTGCCAGTGAAATGGCAGCGAACATTTTAGATCTACTAAGGGCTATGGAATAACAAAACATGAAAGGAGAAAAGACATGAGCAAAAACCAAGCAATCAAAAAGTTGCTGCATAAGTCAGGACTTTGTATCAGGAAATACTCACCTGTTGCGTTGTCTTGTGTAGCATCAGCCGGCGTAGTAGTCACGGCAATTGCAGCAGCCAAAGCGACCCCACGAGCAGCAGCGTTAGTTTATGCAGACAGTCGCAAAAAGCATGATGGTGATCCATATGCGTACACCAAGAAAGAGGCATTCATCGCTGCATGGAAATGTTATATTCCGGCAGTGGCATTTGGAGCTTCTACTATCGCTTGCATTATGGGCGCCAATGCCCTAAACCGACGCCAACAGGCAGCATTAACAAGCGCGTATGCGCTCGTCCAAAGTTCTTATAAGGAGTATAAGGACAAGCTGAAAGAACTCTATGGCGAAGAAGCTCATAATGCCATCATAGATTCTATCGCCAAAGAAAAGTGCAAGGATATCAGCATCTCTGCTAACGGAGGTTGGTACGATTCTTCCCTCGATTTTGGTGAAGGCATGGAACCAGAAGTCTCCCGCACTTTCTACGATAGCTTTTCGCAAAGATATTTTGAGTCAACCATCGAAAAGGTCATTCAGGCTGAGTACCATCTGAACCGCAATTTTATGTTTGCAGGAGTCATTCCACTTAATGATTTTTATGAGTTTCTTGGACTTGAAAAGACGGAACTCGGAGACGCTGTTGGATGGTCAAGCTGTAATGGTGATATTTATTGGATTGACTTTAACCATCACCGGCTCACTTTGGATGATGGCATGGAGATATATGTCATTGACATGGTTTTTGAGCCGACAGCCGAGTGGATGGAAGATCTGTAAGTTCGCAAAAAATACATTTCACTTTATGAAAACGAAAAGGAGGTTTCGCTTTATGAATAATGCAAAATTGGTTAAAATCCTGGGTCTTGTCGCTACCGCAGTAGGTATGGGGGCTACACTCCTCACCGACTGGGTGAACGAGAAGAAGATGGAAGAGAAAATCGATGAACGCATCGATGAGAAGCTTGCCGCACTTAGCGATGAAGAAGACGAGGAGTCCTAACAAGGGCTCTTCCTCTTTATCCGAACGATATGTGTGATGCAAGCACTGCTGTTTCGATTATTCAACGATATGTTGATGAACATCTGTTCAGCCCGTCGTTCACATGGCCAAAGTATGAATTCAGAAAAAGGTCATATCAGCAATGGGCTGCATATGAAATCTGTGATCGAATTCTGGACAAGCCTTTCGATGATCCAATCACCATCATCGAAAACTTCATGTTCGAGATGGCTATGTATGCTTGTTACGGCGAGGATGAGCAGCATAGCTTTATATTTCAGAATGCGGTCGAAACAGCTGAAGAATTAAGTCTACTATTTGTTTAACTGAAAGGAGAAAACCATGCCTAAACAAAGTTTAGCAAGCATTGCCAAGGGTGTACGGACGGCAATGAAAAAACATAGTCCGGAAATTCTCACCGGTATTGGAATTGCCGGCATGATTACCACCACTGTTATGGCGGTAAAAGCAACACCAAAAGCCCTGATTCTGCTTGAAGAGAAAAAAGATGAGCTGGATACGGATAGGCTTGAGCCGAAGGACATCATCAAGACGGCTTGGCCTTGTTATATTCCGGCAGCCGTTGTAGGATCTATTTCTGTCTTCTGCCTGATTGGAGCAAGCTCGACTAATCTTCGTCGGAATGCTGCTCTGGCAACGGCGTATACCCTTTCGGAGTCTACTCTCAAAGAGTATCAGGAAAAAGTAGTTGAAACGATTGGCGAGAAAAAAGAACAATCCATTCGAGACTCTGTGTCGAAAGACAAGATGGTGAAGAACCCGGTTCGAGAGGTTATCCTCACTGAAAACGGCGGTAATATGATCTGCTATGATGTCTTGTCCGGACGATATTTCAAGTCTGACAGAGATAAGATCACCAGGGTCATGAATGAATTGAATCGTCAGATGCGTGACGAAATGTATGTCACGCTGAACGATTTCTACTACGAACTCGGTTTGGATGGAACTAAAATGGGCGATATGCTCGGATGGAACATCGATAAGGGTTACATTGACCTTGCATTCTCATCGCAGCTGGATGCAAACGGTACCCCTTGCCTGGTAATCGACTACCAGGTTGCTCCTGTTTATGACTACCAGTAAGCTGCCGCGCGAAATTTACAACTTATTTAATGGAAGAACATTCCACAATTTCACACATTTGAAAGGAGATTTCACAATGGAAAACAACAATGATATGATGGCTTTTGAGGAAGTCGAGACCAATGATGAGTTCGTTGATACTAAAAAGAACAACGGGGCTAAGGCTCTTATTGGAATCGGAGCTGCTGGATTTGTATTGGGTGTATTAGCCCACAAATTTGCAAAACCGATTGCAAGAAAGGTTAAGTCCAAGTTCGAAAAGAAAGACGATGTCATCGAGGTGGATTTCTCGGAGACAGAATCTGAGACTGAGACTGTTGAGAAAGACAACTGAAAATGTGAATTTGAGAAGTTCGGATAAGGGAGAGTACCTGTAACAAGGTGTTTTCCCTTTTTTCTTTATCTCTCGAAAGGAGGAAAAATATGCAGCAGTATCAATACGACGGTCCTGTTATGCGATTTGATGATTGCGTACAACATCGCTGGAAAGCAACTACTGTTGCTCCGACAGAAGCGAAGGCAAAGAGCAATCTCGCCTACCGATACAAGAAAGAGAACGGTTTAATGCCGAATACAAAAATTACTCTGCCCGGTAAGCTGATTCCGGCATAAGAAAGGAGATCACCCAGTGGAAGATTATAAGTCTAATTCTGATAAAGCTCGTCAGGAGCAGCAGTCAGAAAAGAAAGTTGAGGCGGTTATTACCGGGACTGCAAAAACTCGAAAAAAAGGCGAGATGCAAAAATTTGCAGATGTCTTTATTGCCGAAGATGCAAATAATGTCAAATCATATATTTTGATGGAGGTCATTGTGCCTGCTGTCAAGAAAGCGATTTCTGACATTGTCACTACCGGTATTGATATGATCCTGTACGGCGAGGCAGGTCGAAGTAAGAAAAACGGAACGGCGTCTAAGGTGTCTTACCGAAACTATTACGAACGGGACGCAGACAGAGTGCGTGCTGGTTCTATCAGCAATAGACGCAATACACCTGACTATGATGATATTCTCTTCGACACTCGTGGAGATGCGGAAGCGGTTCTCGATGCGATGAATGACATTATCAGCCAGTACGGTACAGTGAGTGTGTCCGATTTCTATGATCTCGCTCGTGTTCCCAATGATAATTTCACTATGAATCGCTACGGTTGGACAAACATTGGCGGTGCAACTGCGGTTCGGGTTCGAGACGGTTATATTCTGAAACTGCCTCGTGCTATTCCGTTGAATTGAAAGGAGAAAATGTAATGCTTGAATGCAAAGTTTGTGGCACTAAGTTTAATGCCATCATTGAAAAACACTATCTTGCTCGTGATAACGGAAAGACTGCCTTAGCAGTTGCTTTTGGCTCTGCTGCTGAGGAGAATCTCTATGACGCCTTTGACTGCCCGATGTGTGGCTGTCAGGTAATCGCAAAAGAGCGTAAGCGTGATTATATTTCGTTTGTCAAGGAGGATGAAGATGATGAACAGATCTGAGACTCTTGATAAAGCAAAGGCTTGTGTATGCGGGCAGAGAGAGAACGAATACGGCTCTCCGGAAGATAATTTCGCCGCTATTGCTGGCTTTTGGAGCGTCTATAAAGGCGTTGAGTTTACCGCAAATGATGTTGCCATGATGATGGCGCTTCTTAAGATTGCACGAATCAGGACAGGAACGGCTACGGACGACAGCTATGTCGATTTGGCTGGATACGCTGCCTGTGGTGCCGAAATCAATTCTAAAAACTGAAAAGGAGAATAACAAACCATGAAAAATAAGACTGAAATTATGAAGAGCGTGAACGGCGTGGCTTCCAAGACCGTTATGAAGCTCAAGAAACACAGCCCTGAGATTCTCGTTGTGGCTGGTATTGTCGGTACGGTCGTAAGTGCCGTTCTCGCTTGCAAGGCTACCACTAAGGTAGCAGAGATTCTCGATGAAACTAAGGGTACTCTTGATACCATTCATGAGGGTATGAAAACCGGTGCAATCAATGGTCAGAAGTACACGACTGAAGACGGCAAGAAGGACACAGTTGTGGTCTATGCTCAGACAGGAATGAAACTCGCAAAGCTTTATGGTCCTGCCATCATTCTCGGCACGCTGTCCATCACCAGTATTCTGGCATCTAACAATATTCTGCGTAAACGCAATGTGGCTCTTGGTGCTGCTTATGCTGCAATCGATAAGAGCTTCAAGGAATATCGTGGCCGAGTTATCGAGCGTTTCGGCGAGCAGGTCGATACCGAACTGAAATATGGCATCAAGGCGAAGAAATTCGAGGAAATCGAAGTTGATCCCGAGACTGGCAAGGAAAAGAAGGTTAAGAAGACTGTGATGGTCGCTGACCCTAATCTCCAGAGCGATTATGCTGTATATTTCGACAGCAAAAGCCGCAACTATGAAACCAATCCCGATTACAACCGCATGTTCCTCAAGGCACAGCAGGCATTTGCAAATGATAAGCTTCAGACCCGTGGTCACCTCTTCCTAAATGAGGTTCTGGACGATCTTGATCTTCCTCGTACCCCTGCTGGTCAGATTGTCGGTTGGACAAAGGATGGTCCGGATGGCTATGTTAATTTCCGTATCGTTGAGGTAGAGCGTGAGACCGAGGACGGTCGTCATGAGCCGGCACTTCTGCTCGATTTCAATGTTGAGGGCAACATCTGGGAAAAGATGTAATCAATCACCTTCAGACTTGGACTGGGGGTGATATTTTAATGTAAAGGAGTTTTAGCAATGCACATCAAACCACGAACGATAGTTACCGTTTTCTGCTTGATATTTTTCATCGGTTTTGCGGTATACGGCGTTGTTCGCTCTACAGATAAAGAAACATCGGAGATTAAGCAATCCTATCAGGTTCTTGCAGAGGCAGAGCCAGTGATTATGGCAGATCTTCCGATGGAGTCTCCTGATTCGGAACCAGAGGTGAAGAAAGAGCCAGACTATCCTCTTACACAAGAGGAAATTGACTTAATAGCACTCGTAACCATGGGTGAAGCTGAAGGAGAAACAGAACTGGGAAAACGATTGGTTATCGACACAATCCTCAATCGTATTGATCATCCGTCTTTCCCGGATACTGTGTACGATGTTGTTTATCAGCCCAACCAATTCAGTGCGATGTGGAACAGCAGGATTGACCGCTGTTATGTCATGCCTGAGATTGTCGAGTTGGTAAAAGAAGAACTTTTGGAACGGACAAATTACGATTGTGTGTTCTTCATGGCCGGAGGATACAGCAAGTATGGTGAGCCTTTGTTTCAGGAGTGTTGTCACTACTTTTCGAGTTATGACTGAAAGGAGAACATAAAATGAAAGCTTTGTTTTCGTACATTCTTTCCACTATGGCAGGGCTTTGTCTCGTAGGAGGCATTGCTGTTCTCTCTGGTGGAAAGGAGTAAATGATGGATATTTTAGATGACTTCATCTCAACCGTTGACACCATGCTGGACAGTCGGCGGAAAAGACACATTACTGGCGGGATTCTCCTGAGTGCAGCATTGCTGTTCGGAGGTCTCGCCATTACTGTTGTCACAATTCAAACTGACGAGGAGGAATACGAAGATGAGTAAAACCAGTTTCGCTATGTTTCTGGCTGGAGCCACGGTAGGCGCCGCAGCGACATGGCTTTGTATTAAACGGTATTACGAGCAGATTGCACAGGAAGAGATCGATTCTGTGAAAGCGGCATTTGCCGAAAGAAAGCCCGTAAACACCAATATTGTCAAGAGTGAAAAGAGCAACGAAAAACAGGAAGAGAATCAGCATAAGGCGGATATTGCCAAGCTGAAACCCGACCTAGTGAACTATGCAGCTAAGCTCCAGGAAGAGGGTTATACCAATTACACGGAGCATAGCAAGAAAAATACTGAAGAAAAAAAGGATGAGCCTATGTCCAATGAACCTTATGTCATCTCTCCGGATAACTACGGTGAGAATGACAATTATACGCAGATCAGTCTGGTTTATTACGCTGGCGATGGTGTTCTCGCTGATGACGAAGACGAGGTTATCGAGGATATTGAGGATACCGTTGGTGAGGACTTTGCTGAGCACTTCGGAGAGTATGAGGACGATTCGGTCTTTATTCGTAACGACCGCTTGAGATGCGATTATGAAATTCTCAGAGACAATCGCTCTTTCTCTGATGTGGCTGAAGGCTCCAACTACTAATAGGAGGATCGAATGACTGAAATTGAGCTGAACAATGAATATTTTGAGTGGATGTGTCAGCTCGTATGCAACGAACGATATAGCCGGAGGCTGTCTTATCAGAAGCTTCTTCGTCATCTGCATAATATTGATTTTCAATATATGCTGCCGATGGACGGAAATCGAGCAGAAGATGGGATAGACCTCCGGTATCGTTTTGGTTATGAAAAAGAATACGAGGGTCCTATGATTACCAGTTATCTGGATAACAGCCCTTGCAGTGTATTGGAGATGCTTATTGCCTTAGCGTTTCGTTGCGAAGAACATATTATGACCGACCCAGATATCGGTAATCGCATGGGACAGTGGTTCTGGAACATGATTGTCAGTCTGGGTTTAGGGTCGATGAGTGATTCTCGATTTGATGCGGCGTATACGGACGATGTGATATCTCGATTTATGAACCGCAAATACAAGCGAAATGGCGAAGGCGGTTTGTTTACCGTCGAACGCTGCAAGTATGACATGAGAACTGTCGAAATCTGGTGGCAGATGAATTGGTATTTGGACAGCATCCTATAAGGGAGAATTACCATGATTCATACGCAAGTGTACGGGTTTTTTCAGACATGCTTACCCGACCAGGCAAAGGAGGTAAAAGAATACTTCCCAAATGGTAAAAACAGCATTCGAATTCGCAAAACCAACGGACAGGAATTTATATTTTCGTTGAGAGAGCCGAAGGCTTGGAAGTTTGAAACGATCAATCAATTTCTTGCCGACATGAAAGGAGAAAAGAAACATGGATGAAATGATTCGTTATATTTTCGGAAGTCTTCGCTGCTCCGAAACTGCGATGCGTATGTTTGCTAAGACGCTCAGAAAACAGAGGTCTTTCAATCGCAGCACCGTCATGGTCGCCACGGTTATGACTGTGCACATGCTTATCCAGGACTTGGAGATTCGCAGTATGCGTGACGAGATCGGGAACCTTAAAAACGAAATCAAGGAGCTTAGAAAAACGGAAGGAGACTAAAGAACTTCGATGATCGACTTTTTAATGATTTCGACCCGTAGTACGAAGCGTGGTGTAATAGAAATCTATCCGAAGTTTATCATTAAGAAAAGCTCCGACCTGATGATTAGAGGCAGTGACTTCTATGCTATTTGGTTAGAAGACCGAGGTTTATGGTCTACGGACGAGCAAGATGCACTCCAGCTTATTGACCGGGAACTTGACAAGTATGCAGAGGAAAACCGCAAAAACTTTGATTCGAGTATTAAAGTTCTGCACATGTGGGATTCCGAATCCGGAATGATCGATTCATGGCACAAATATTGTCAAAAGCAGATGCGAGACTCTTTCCACATGCTTGATGAGAAACTTATATTCTCCAATACACCGACGAACAAAAAAGATTATGCAAGTAAGCGGCTCAACTATCCTCTTGAGGAAGGGACCACGGATGCATGGAATAAGCTGATGTCCACAATTTACTCTGAAGAAGAGCGAACGAAAATTGAATGGGCTATTGGTTCCATTGTCTGTGGAGAGTCGAAGAAATTGCAGAAATTTATGGTTCTGTACGGTGCAGCAGGTACGGGTAAGTCTACGGTTCTGAATATTGTTCAGCAACTCTTTGAGGGATATTACTCCGTCTTCGATGCGAAAGCACTGGGTTCGTCCAGTAATTCATTTGCGTTGGAGGCATTTAAGGCAAATCCACTTGTGGCAATTCAGCATGATGGTGACTTATCTCGCATCGAGGATAATACCCGACTGAACAGTTTGGTTTCTCACGAGCTGATGACAGTAAATGAAAAGTTCAAATCGACCTACGCAAACCGCTTCAAGTGCTTCCTGTTCATGGGCACCAATAAACCGGTCAAGATTACGGACGCAAAGTCAGGTCTTATCAGACGATTGATCGATGTGTCCCCTTCCGGAAATAAATTGAGTCCAAAGGAATACAAGGCGGTGACAAAGCAGATCGAATTTGAACTCGGTGCAATTGCTTATCATTGCCAGGAAGTCTATCTGGAGAATCCGGGCAGATACGATGATTATATTCCTGTGACGATGCTCGGTGCATCTAATGATTTCTATAACTTCATTATTGATTCTTACCATGTCTTCAAGAAAGAAGACGGGACAACTCTCAAAGCCTCGTGGGAGATGTATAAAACCTATTGCGATGAGGCAAAAGTTACCTTTCCATTCTCTCAGAGGATATTTAAGGAGGAACTGAAAAACTACTTCCGGGATTACAAGGAGAGGTTCAATCTCGATGACGGAACTCGTGTGCGAAGTTATTACATTGGCTTCCGAACCGAAAAATTCGAGGATAAGACGCTCACTGAACAAGACGAGCCTGAGCATAAACTGATCGAGTTCTTAAAACAGAAATCGGTATTCGACAGAGAATGCGCAGATTGTCCTGCTCAGTATGCTTCGGCTAAAGAGACACCAACTTCCAAATGGGATGAAGTTTCTACTAAACTGAGCGACCTGTCCACGTCCAGATTGCATTATGTGAAAGTCCCGGAGAACCACATTGTTATCGACTTTGATATTCAGGATAAGGACGGCAATAAGTCGTACGAACTAAATCTCAAAGAAGCGAGTAAATGGCCGCCGACCTATGCTGAACTCAGCAAAAGCGGTCAGGGCATTCACCTTCATTATATTTATGCCGGTGATGTCAGTAAGCTCAGCCGAGTGTATGACAATCACATTGAAGTGAAAGTCTTCACAGGTAAAAGCTCGCTGCGCAGAAAGCTGACAAAATGTAATGATTTGCCTATCGCAACGATCAACTCGGGTTTACCACTGAAAGGAGAAAAACAAGTGATAAATTTTGAAGGGGTGAAGAGCGAGAAAGGGCTTAGAACACAAATCAAGCGAAATCTCAACAAGGAGTACCATCCGGCAACAAAGCCCAGTATCGACTTCATTTACAAGATTCTTGAGGATGCTTATGCAAGCGGACTCAATTATGATGTGACTGATATGCGTAATGCCGTTTTGGCATTTGCGGCAAGCAGCACACATCAGGCGGAGTACTGTATCAAGTTAGTCAACAAGATGCAGTTTAAGTCCGCAGACCAGTCAGCAGGAGCAAAAAATGATGATGCCAAGCTCGTGTTTTACGATGTTGAGGTGTTTCCGAACCTGTTTCTGGTGAACTGGAAAATCGAGGGCGAGGGTAAGCCGGTGGTTCGTATGATTAACCCTACCCCGACTGAGATCGAGGAACTGATGCGATTCCGTCTGGTTGGCTTCAACTGCCGTCGGTACGATAATCATATTCTCTATGCCCGGTTGATGGGGTATACGAACGAACAACTCTATAATCTCTCGACTAAAATCATCAACGGCAGCGCAAATTGCTTCTTTGGCGAAGCCTATAATGTGTCGTATACGGATGTGTATGACTTTTCCAGTAAGAAGCAGTCCCTTAAGAAGTTCGAGATTGAACTGGGTATTCACCATCAGGAACTTGGTCTTCCATGGGATAAGCCTGTGCCGGAGGAACTTTGGACGAAGGTTGCTAAGTATTGTGATAATGATGTCATTGCAACAGAAGCAACCTTTAATGCTCGTAAGGCGGACTTCACAGCTCGTCAAATTCTGGCGGACGTGGCAGGAATGTCGGTTAATGATACGACGAACTCGCTGACTACCAGAATTATATTTGGTAACAACCGCAAGCCTCAGGATCAGTTCAATTACCGTTTCATGGGTGACGAGAGTCAGATCTTCGATCCTAACGAAGATCTTCCGTTTACGATGGGACTTGAAGATTATGATGAGTTTACACAGTTCGATAAAAACCATCGTCCTATCTTTCCTGGCTACACATTCGAGGGTGGCAAGTCTGTCTATAGAGGTGAAGAAGTCGGTGAGGGCGGCTATGTATATTCCGAACCCGGCATGTATAGTAACATTGCTCTGTTGGATATTGCCTCTATGCATCCGAGCAGTATTGTAGCAGAAGAACTCTTTGGGCCGGAATACACAAAGCGTTTCAACGAAATTCTTCAGGCTCGTATCGCAATCAAGCATAAGGATTTTGATAAAGCCAAGAAAATGCTGGGCGGTGCATTGGCTAAATACCTGACTGACGAAAATGCAGCGGCTGATTTGGCGCAGGCTCTGAAGATTGCAATTAACTCCGTGTACGGTCTGACCTCAGCCGGATTTGAAAACCCGTTCCGGGATAACCGTAACAAGGATAACATCGTTGCTAAACGAGGAGCCCTGTTCATGGTCAATCTCAAGCACGCTGTTCAGAGTCAAGGTTTTACCGTAGCGCATATCAAGACCGATTCGATCAAGATTCCGGATGCAACACCTGAGATCATCAAGTTCGTGACCGAATACGGCAAGCTATATGGGTACAACTTCGAACACGAAGCGACCTATGATCGTATGTGTCTGGTGAACGATGCAGTTTATATTGCTCGATATGCTACGGTTGAGAAGTGCTGCGACCTGTATGGGAAAAAGTACATCGACTCCGCAAAAGATATTTGCAAGGAGAATAAGAAGCATCCATATGCATGGACGGCGACTGGCACTCAATTCCAGATTCCTTATGTCTTCAAAACGCTTTTCAGTAAGGAGAACATCGAGTTCGGGGACATGTGCGAGACGAAGTCCGTAACTTCTTCGCTCTATCTTGACATGAACGAGACTCTGCCGGATGTAAGTGCCCTCGAAGCGGAAAGAGATAAACTTTGGAAACAGATTACCGATTCTAAACGCATGACTGAGCCGATGCCAACTGAATGTGAGCGTGTCGAAGAACTAACGGACGAAATTGCCAAGGGTCACGACTACCACTTCATCGGAAAGGTTGGACAGTTCTGCCCGATTAAGCCTGGTTGCGGAGGCGGCATCCTGCTTCGTGAGACAGAAAACAAGAAGACTGGCGAAAAAGGTTATGCTGCGGCGACCGGTTCCAAAGGTTTCCGTTGGCTTGAATCCGAGATGGTTGAGCAGCTGGACAAGCAGGGCGACATCGATCGTGGCTATTATAACAACATGGTCGACGAGGCAGTTAAGTCATTGTCTGTTTATGGTGATTTCGAACGCTTTGCGGCGGACGAACCGTATGTTTCGGATAACACACCTCCGTGGTTCGGAGCGGGCGAGCCTCATGAGGACGATACTACTCCGTTTGACGTGAGGTAATGCTTATGGTTTTAATTCTATTAGTTGCTGTGCTCATTTATATTTTGTGCACGGCTGATTCCACCGAGTCCTGTATTCCAAATGAAGAGTGCAGGACTTGCCCATTTCCATGCGATAAACGCAAAAATTGAAAGGAGAAACTAATTATGGCTTACAAAGCAGTAGACAACATTATCATCGAGAACGCTCGAATTATCTTCCGCAACTTTAAGGGTGAGGAGTCCAAGTACAATCGTGCTGGCTCCCGCAATTTCTGCGTGGTCATTGAAGACCCTGATATGGCGCAGAAGCTTATTGAGGATGGCTGGAATGTTCGTGTTCTGGCTCCTCGTGATGAGGACGAGGCTCCTCGCCATTATATTCAGGTGGCGGTCAGCTTCGACAACATCCCCCCGAAGGTTATCATGATTACTCGTCGAACTAAGACTCAGCTGGATGAGGAGTCTATCGGAACTCTGGACTTCGCTGAGATCCGTAATGTCGACCTGACGATCCGTCCCTACAACTGGGAAGTCAATGGTAAGACTGGCGTTAAGGCGTACCTTAAGACGATGTATGTCACCATTGAGGAAGACGAATTCGCTGAAAAGTATGCCGAAACTGAGGGTCCTGAGGAGATGCCCTTCTAAAGGTGAATAGGTGCCAGCTTAATACATGTCTGGTTAAATGTCCAGTAAGGTCTCGATTAGGTGTGCACGCCTATGATGGTAAGAGGAAACAGCCTATCCCCTTTAATAACCGAAAGGAGGTCAAGCCATGCTGTGGCAGAAAAAGAAAAAGCGCAAAAAAGCCACCAAGCCTAAAGCAGTTACTTTGACTGCTCCTCGGCAGCCGGTGGAAGAGATTCCGCAAACGACTGAGCCTGAGAAAAAGGAAGAAACGCCAAAGCAAAAAAAGCCCGCTGAGAAAAAATCCAAAAAGGTTTTGACTCCAGAGAAAGCTTTCTTAGAAGCATTCGGACGGTTGACCAACCGGCATCGGGCTTGGGAATCTTGGCGTGACTTCATCACTATGTTCGCTTGTTCACTGTCCAACCCTCTTGATAAAGAGCACCGGGATAAGCGAGAAGCGTTATATTTGGAAATCATCAAAAAGTACAATAAGCAGGAGCAAGAGTTGTTTCCTGAACTGGCTGCTCAGACGGTCTTGGCTTTGGAAGAAAATCCGGAGCAGGATTTCTTAGGCAGCATTTTTATGTCCCTTAATCTTGGCGACGAGCATAACGGTCAGATCTTTACACCGTATCATGTCTGTGAACTGATGGCAGAAATGACGATGGATGATGTCGTAAAAAAGGTAGAGCAGGATGGCTATATTTCAATCAACGATCCTTGCTGCGGAGCTGGAGCCACATTGATTGCCGGAATCCACGCTGCAAGGAAGAAGTTGGAAAAAGCAAACCTGAACTACCAAAATCATCTTCTCATCGTTGCACAGGACATCGACGAAACGGTAGCATTGATGTGTTATATTCAACTTTCACTTTTGGGGGTAGCGGGATATGTAAAGGTCGGAAACTCTCTGACAGAGCCGATGACGGACAACGATAATAAAGAGAATTATTGGTTTACTCCGATGTACTTCTCCAATGTCTGGGTGCTGCGTCGGATCTTCGGAGGGTGCTGATGGCAGGTATATCACTTCGAGACTATCAAACAGACGCTGTTGAGAGAATGAAAAACGGCTGCATTCTCTGTGGCGGTGTCGGTAGTGGCAAATCCAGAACAGCTTTAGCCTATTACTACCAACAGAATGGCGGTAAGCTCGGCACAAAGAGTTATATTCAGATGCCGGGTACGCCAAAAGACCTGTATATTATCACCACGGCGAGAAAAAGAGACACTTTGGAATGGGAGGGTGAGCTTTCACCCTTCCTTCTCTCTGTTCATGCAGAAGTCAATACCTATAAAAATAAGGTCATCGTTGATTCCTGGAACAACATCGGGAAGTATGCAACGATTACAGACGCATTCTTTATATTTGATGAACAGCGTGTTGTCGGTTCAGGTGCATGGGTCAAGGCTTTTCTGAAAATTGCCAAGTTTAACGAATGGATCTTGCTGTCGGCAACTCCAGGTGATACATGGGAGGATTATATTCCCGTCTTCGTAGCAAACGGCTTTTACAAAAGCCGTACTGCTTTCAAAGAAGAACACATGGTCATGACCTGGGTAAACGGAAAGTATCCGAAAGTAGACAGATATTTGGGAGTAGGACGACTCATCCGGCTTCGTAACCGTATTCTTGTGGATATGGATTTCAAGCGAGAAACTTGCTCACACCATGAGGATGTTTATGTCAACTATGATGTTGCAAAGTATAAAGAAACGAGTCGTCTTCGTTGGAATCCGTATAAAAATGAGCCAATCGTCAACGCCGGAGAACTTTGCTATGTGTGGCGCCGTATTG